GCGTAGTAGTTTAATGGAGATATTTTATTAGGAGTACTTCCCATTAAACTCTTTCTTGTATTGCCATATACTGATGCTGATGAGGCAAACTTAACGTCTATTTGATGCTCTATTGCCCTCTCAAACAGTTCTATAGTGAACCAAACATTAGTTCTATGGAGTTTATCTATATCTGTTTCTGTTGTTGCTGAGATCGCTCCTTGGTGTAGTATAAGAGATACTTTATCCCAGTCCTTAAAATATGCTATCCAATCCCAACAATCATGCTCATCAACTGTAATGATTTCTTCATCTGAATGTTCTATCAGATACTTAAGAAAGTTCTGACCGATGAATCCTTTTGAACCTGTTAATATAATCATAGATAAATAGTTAAAATTATTGTGTGTTTAAATGGCCTTTGGACTCTTAGGTACTATTATACCACCAACTAAACAAAATACTACTTGGTACACTGGAACTGTTGATAAATTGACAGTTGGTAAGATATCTATAACTAGCAAAAATCTAGATAGAGCATCAATTCGTCTTGGATATTTAGACGGTAGTAATATAAAATATTTTGAATATAATAAAACCATTAGATATCAAGAAACTTATGAGACTCAGGATATACATTTGGGTTCTGGTCAAAGTTTAGTAGTAAGATCTGATAAAACTGATATTAATTTCTTATATTATGGACAAACTGTTAGTGATTATTTAAATCCTATAAAGTCTGGTATTTTAAATCATATATATTCAACTAACACAACACCAAAAGCTATATTTGTTGCTCCTTCAGGATCTAGAGTAAATACTACACTCTCAATGTGTAATCTAGGTTCTGATATTAGTAGGGTTAAGATTGGTATATCTAATGCAGCTTTAAATGATTTTGATACTAAAGAATATATTGAATATAATATAACAATTAAACCAGGACAAACATATACAAGAACTGATCTTAAATTACAAGAAGGTCAAACTTTAGTAGGATCATCTGATAATGGATCTAATATAAGTTTCATTTGTCATGGTAGATTATATTATGCCATAACTGGTCTGCCAGATAGTGATGATCTAATGGTTCTAGGTAATGCTAGAATCAGTGGCAATGTTGGTATTGGTATAACTGCTACTACAAAGTTTCATGTTGATGGAAGTAGTATAATAACTGGTGATGTTAATATTAGTGGTGGTAATTTAGATGTTGCTAAGTCATTAAATGTAAAAGGCGATTCAACAAACTTAAATTCTAATAAAGTTAGAATTAAGGATTCTAATGTAGAGATAGGATATGTTCTTCCTGGTGTTTTCTCTGGTAATGTAACTGCTGGAAATAATACAATTGAAAATGTACTTGATACTTCTGGTGTTGCTATAGGAATGATTGTATCAATACCAAATCCAAATACAGTTACTATTCCTGCTGATACAAGGGTTACAAATATTATTGGTACAACTGTTGAGGTTAATAATACTTTTACTGGAAATGGATCTGATTTTGTACAGTTTGATACTCCTGGTGCTTCTAATCAAACAGCAGATGGTGGAGGATTAACTCTTAAGGCTGGTAGTGATGTTGATAAGACTATAAAGTGGCAGATTGACAATTCACGATTTAATTTTAGTGAAGGTATAAACCTTGCTGTCGGTAAAAAACTTACTGTTAATAATGTAGAAGTTTTAACTCATGATCAGGTATTGGGGATGGGTATCACTATGAATTATCCAGCAGATTATAATCCTGTTGGTGTTAGTACAGAACATATAACAACAGTAAAAGCTTCTGATGATTTAATATCTGCTAGACAAAAAGATATGGGACTATCATCATTTTTTGTTCAGGGTTTTTAAAACTCTGTTATAATCGATACTAAATAATTTTTTAAAAACTATAAGAAATGAATTTTACGATTTATTCTAAGAGTGGTTGTCCATATTGTGAAAAAGTAAAACAAGTAATGACGTTGACAAAACTAAGTCATGTGGTGTATAATTTAGAGGATGACTTTACAAGAGAAGATTTTTATGCTGAGTTTGGTCAAGGATCAACATTTCCACAGGTAGTTTGTGATGACTCAGGAGAAAGGCATAAAGTTGGAGGATGTACTGAGACAGTCAAGTTCCTTAAAGAAAACCAAATCATCGAAACTAAATAAACCAGATTATGATATTAATCGTGGGTTTGAATTCATCTTAACTGGAGGTAAAAAGAAAACCAAACCATTACATATTACCACACTTAAAATAGGAGGACGAGACATGTTAGCAATAAGTTTAGTATTTGGATCTTTTCTAACATTATTGTTCCTAATAGTGGGAGCCATTGGTGGTTGGGTTGCCAGAGAATACATGATGAACTATCAGGAAATACCTAAAGTACATCCTGAAATGTTTGATATTAATGGGAACTTAGTTCCAGATGAAATTGTAGCATTCCGTTTTGAAAACAATTATGACAACGACCAAGAAGAAGACGACGACTAAAAAAGCGTCAACAGCAAAATCAAAAACTGTTACTGCTCAAAAGATTCCAGATCTTCCAACAAATCCTTTTGTATTTGAGGTATTTGATGCTGCTTCTAAGATGAGAAGTAAGGCAAAGAAGATTGAAGTTCTTAAAAGATATAAACACAACTCCATAATGGCAGTTCTTATCTGGAACTTTGATGAGTCTGTTATTTCACTTTTACCTGAAGGTGAGGTTCCTTACGGTAGTAATATAGAGGATGAAACAACTACAGGTACTTTATCTGAGAAGATTGAGGATGCTGTTAGTAAGATGGGAGAACTTAGAACTACTTCTTTGGGGTCTCAAGATCAAGGTAAAGCAAGTATTAGAAAAGAGTTTACTAAGTTTTATAATTTTATTAAAGGTGGTAATGATTCATTAAGTGGTCTTCGTAGAGAGACTATGTTCATTAATATTCTTACAGGATTACATCCATTGGAGGCAGAGATTCTTATTCTCACTAAAGATAAAAAATTAACTGATAAGTATAAAATTCCAAAGGATGTAGTATCAGAAGCATATCCAGAAATTACATGGGGTGGTAGATCTTGACAATTGAAGAAAGATTGCAAGCATTAGAAGCACAGGCACATAAAGCACCTTCTACTAATCACGGAGAACGTCTTACTGTTCTTGAAAATGCTGTTAAAGAATTACAAAACAAACTAGATCATGACTGAAGAAGTAGCAACAAAAGAAGAAAAGAAATTAGATCCTAAACCAGAACCTAAATTTGATGCTTGGAGTAAAGAAGAAAGAGAATCTTCTAAGCAGAAATATGCTTGTGAGATTTTAGTATCTAATGGTACTCTATCTGATGTTCATACTACCCAAGCACCTAATGATGCTTGGGTGGTGACATACTATGTCAATACAAAAAAGATTTTAGATTTAAGTAGAGGTACAAGGACTAAACTCTTTGATATGTATTATGATAAGTTTAAAGGTGGATTAAAGAGTATAGAATATGGTAAAGGAACTGTAAGTCCTAAATTGTGGGGATATCAAACAGCACCTTCTAGAAAGAAAAAGAGGAAATAAATATGTCTTGTCTTGAATTATTTTCAACTAAGATATGGGTAAAAAAGTTAGATGTTGATATTCCGTCTTTATTAGAAACTTTAAGTCACCCAGATGGAGGTCAATTAAAAGATTTCACTCACTTTGGGCATGATGGTTTATCTAAAGCAATAATAGATAATATACCTACACATGAAGATGTAGAACTACCTGAAACATATCTTCAATATTGGGTTAATTTTAATTTACCAGGTTCTTATAACCGTAAACATCATCATAGTGATATTGCTTTTCTTCTTTCGGGTGTTGTTTATCTTAAGGTTCCAGAGAATTCTGGACGTATTTCATTTCATGATCCTAGAGGAGCTGCAGTAGAAGCAATTGCTGATTCTAAGTATTATGGTTATGAACCTGAAGTTTTTATAGACCCAGAACCAGGTATGGTAATTTATTTTCCTTCATGGTTAGAACATGAAGTTGAAAAAAATAAAAGTGATGAGGATAGAGTATCAATAGCGTTTAATGTTATAAGTAAAGAGGAGTTAGATAGGTATAAAAATATGGAAGATTGGTGTGAAAAAAATGTGATTGCTACAAGACATAATGGAAATACAGAATACTTTACTTCAAATTAATTATGCATAGTTTTGATTTGTTTCCAACTAAATTGTGGATGGGTAAATTGGATCTTGACGTTCCAATGGTATTAGATAAGTTATTAGAATGGACTAATAACGGAGGATCAGTTCTTCATGATAATAGATCCATGAGTGCTAAGGGAGATGGTTTTACTTGTGAAGATTTATCTAAAGCAATAAAAGATAGTATACCTAAACGTGAAGGTTTGGATGTTGGTGAACTTTATATCCATTATTGGGTTAATTTTAATCCACCAGGTGCTTTTAATCATAGGCATCATCATACTGATAATGTGATACTTCTTTCTGGTGTTTATTATCTCAGGGTTCCACCAAAATCTGGGCGTATTATATTTCATGATCCTAGAGGACTTACTATAAATTCAATGGCAGATGCCAGGTATTTTGGAACTGAACCTGAAGTTAGTATAGATCCACAACCAGGTATGATAGTTTATTTTCCTTCATGGTTAGAACATGAGGTTGAAAATAATGAGGGTGATAGTGAAAGAGTGTCTATAGCATTTAATATTATTAGTAAGACGGAATTTGATAGGTATAAGGCAATGGAGGGTAAGTTTATGATGAATGCAACTAGTACTGGTACTAATGGTAATACCGAATTTTTCTCTGGGTAAACCAAATTCGACTTTTAATTCCAAAATATCCCGATAAAAAATCGGGGTATTTTTTTGCTCTGTAGGGTCGATGTAACAAATTTACATATTAACTTGACTAAATAGTTGAAATGTGTTAGTATTAACACAACGTTCATCTCCCGTATAGGAGACGCAAGTAAGCCGACTCGGAACGGATCGTTCATCCTCATGGAAGTTCTACTCACTGCTCTTTTAACATGTGAATA